GACCGCGGAGATGTAGGAAACTTTCTAAACCTACCATATTACAACGCGGAAGAAGGTTTACGCTACGGCATCTTGGACGACGGCACATCTGCATCGCTTGAAGAGTTCTTTGAGCTTTACGAAAAGTATGCTCAAACACCAGAACAGATACAAAAGTTACAGATTACAGAAAGTGCCGAGGGTACGCCTGTTAGAGACGGTCCGCCGTGCTTGCAGCACCTCGTCAAAGAAAAAATATCCGAAGGTGGGCGCAATAACGGTCTGTTCAATATCGGGGTATATCTGCGCAAGGCTTACCCAGACAGCTGGGAAACAGAAATCCTAACGTACAACATGCAGTACTTAGAGCCACCTCTGCCCCTGTCAGAAGTGACGGTGGTGGCAAAGCAGCTTGAACGCAAAGATTACGCCTATAGGTGCAACGATGCGCCGATCAACGCGCACTGTAACAAGGAGCTCTGCCAAACCCGCAAGTTTGGCATTGGGAGCGCCATACAGAACGCTACAGTAGCCAATCTGCGTAAGTATAACTCAACACCCCCGGTTTGGTTTATGGACGTTAACGGCGAGCCTCTGGAGCTAGACACGGACGCCCTGATGAGCCAGCCCATGTTTCAAAAGGCCTGCATGGAGCAACTTAACTTCATGCCCCGCTCAGTGGCAAAGCAACAGTGGGAAGGTCGGATCAGCGCCCTGCTTACAGAAATGCGCGAAAACGAAAGCGCCATCATGGAAGTCGCCGTGGATGCAAGTATCAGCGGGCAGTTCTACGATTACCTAGAAGAGTTTTGCCGCTTCCTACAGCAAGCGCAGGACAAAGAGGAAATCTTGCTTCGCCGCCCTTGGACCGACGAGGACGCTATGGTTACTTACTTCCGCCTCAAGGACTTTGAGAACTTTCTAAAGAAGAACAAATTCTTTGAGTATAAGTCGCACCGCATTGCTCAACGCTTGCGAGACATCAATGGCGACAGCACCGTGCTCAAGATCAAAGGTCGAGCCGTCCGCGTCTGGCAAATACCTGCTTACAGTGTAGGAGACATGGACATATCCACACCGGACTTTGCGCCAAAACATGGGAGCCCGTTTTGAGTAAGAACGTTTTTAAAGAAATGCGTAACGCCGAAATCGTTCACATGATCGATCAAAGGCACATGACAAAAACAGCGGTGGCTAAGTGGTTCAACATTAGCAAGCAGCGCGTCTGGCAGATTTACCAAAGGGAGAAAGAAAGTGTTCAGGATATTCGGCCCACCGGGGACGGGGAAGACAACTCGACTTCTTAATATGGTCGATGACGCCCTCCAGAAGGGTGTCGAACCTCGCAGCATTGCTTTCTTAGCCTTTACACGCAAAGCGGCCAATGAGGCCAAAGAACGCGCGGCCAAACGTTTTAACCTAGACCCAAAGAAAGACCTATTCTACTTCAGAACCCTGCACAGTCTGGCGCTGACCTGTTCCGACATTCGGACAGAGCAAGTCATGCAGGACGAAAACTACAGAGAACTTTCTGAAAAGATGGGCGTGGAGCTTCAGATCACCCGTTCAAACAGCTTTGACGACGATCTTCCCGATATAACAAAAGCCACAGACCCCATCTTAGGCATGATAAACCTTGCCAGAATGCGTAAAGTGGCTCTCCGTGACCAGTACAATTCTATGGATAGCCAGATTGAGTGGAACATCATCAAGTATGTGGACGAATGCTTGCGCAGCTACAAAGAAAACCTAGAGATGTATGACTTTACAGACATGCTCGAAAGCTTTCCAGAAGAGGGTTTCCGCTCGTGCCCCGCGTTTAAACTCTGCTTTGTAGATGAGGCGCAAGACCTGTCACCTATTCAGTGGGACATTGCTCATATTTTGGATGAAAAATCTGACCGCATGTATTGCGCTGGGGACGATGACCAAGCTATCTATAGGTGGGCTGGGGCAGACGTAGATCACTTCATTAACCTCGACGGTGGGTCAGAGACCCTGTCTCAGTCCTACCGCATACCGCTAGAGGTGCACCGCCTCGCAGAACGGGTAGTGGGACGCATAGATAAAAGGTTCCTAAAAGATTATGAACCCCGAGTGGATAGCCTCGGATCAGTGCGCCGCATCTTTAGTATCGAAGAGATGGACATGTCAGAAGGATCGTGGCTCGTGCTTGCTCAAGCCGGATACCAACTACAGCCCGTATCTACCGAACTAAAATCCAGCGGATACCTGTACGAATACCGCGGCCATCGGTCCATATCAGAAAAGCTAAGTGACGCCGTGAACGGTTGGGAGCAACTGCGTAAAGGTAGAGATATACCCGGCGCAACCGCTAGAAAAATCTATGCCTACATGTCAGTCGGGGATCGTATCACCCGAGGGTTTAAAAAACTGCCCGGTTTGGAAGACCAAGACTTGGTTAACATGCAAGCCTTGATCGTTAACCATGGCTTATTGGCAGACCCCAACATGATCTGGTCAGAGGCAATGAACAAAATACCAGACGGGGACAGGGCATATGTAACCGCGCTTCTGCGTCGGGGGGAAAAGTTTAATGGTGAGCCCAGAATAACGGTCTCTACCATCCACGGGGCAAAAGGTGGGGAAGCGGATAACGTCGTATTGTTTACCGATTTATCACCCGCAGCCGAACAACAGATGAATGTTAACTCTGATGACATGCACCGCGTATTCTACGTCGGTGTAACTAGAACTAAAGAGAATTTATTCATCGTCGAACCACAGGACTTCACAAGGAGCTATAACCTATGAACCAACAGGAACGTTTTGAATTTATAGAGGCCGAGATTGACCGAGCCTTTGTTCACGCTGATGACGAATGGAAACAAGAGTATTATCAGAACGCTGCAAAATATCTGGCTGAACACAAGATTGTCGAAGGTGGCAAGATTTGTGCGTTTTGTAGGTCACAAGGAATGGCCGATCCGCATCACCATAACGTTTGGGGAGCGATGATGGCATCTTTAAAAAAACTCGGGTGGGTTGAGAAGATAGGGATGGTTCGGCCAACTACAAAGCACTCTCATATTAACGAAGTATGCCAGTGGGAAAGTAAATTGTTTAAAGGAGAGAAGTCTTGAAAAGTGATGAGGATTTTAATTTAAAGGTAACTGTTCGCAATGGAAGGTTACTTCGTGCGATACGCGAGCGGTATTCTTCTGTTGCGGACATGTGCCGAAAGATGAGTCGTCCGCAGCACACGGTAAATAAGTTAGTAACGATGAAGTCGGTTCCATATAATTCAAAGGGTTGGACGGATTTAGCTTTGGATGTTGCGGGGATGGTTGGCCGTGATCCGGAGGATTTGTGGCCGAATCACATGCGTGAGCTTCGTTTAAATAAATCTACATCTGAGGTTAATCTTGATTTGGACGACGTAAAGAAGTTAGTTCAGGAGGGTTCTTCGGAAAAGACTATATCACAGTTGAGTGCAATAAGTCAGTTTTCTCAGAAACTGACTCCTCGGGAGCGGGATGTTTTAGCTCGGCGGTTTGCGCATGACCAGAGTTTGCATGAGTGCGCTACATCTTTGAGAGTTTCCCGGGAGCGGGTTCGTCAGATAGAGGCTAAGGCTCTTCGGAAGATGCGCAAGGTTGCGTCTGATTTGGGGTATATGGATGTTAAGAACCCTAAGTGGGACCCGTATGATTGGGAAACGGGGACGGCTCGCCGCTGGCGGCTTAAATTATCTCTTAAAGCTCTTGGTCAAGATTTGTTGGAGGATTAGATGAAACGTGACGAAGTATTAGACAAAGCAAAAGAGCTTATCAACGGTCAACGCGCCACAGATTACGGGGATGCTTACAACAATCATGCTCGAATTGCGGATGGGTGGAACATTATAATGAGCGGGGCCTTAAAAAGCCACGGTTATCTGACCCCGGCCCACGTTGCGTTGATGATGGATTGGGTTAAAACAAGCCGCCTGATAGAAACGATAGGCCACGAGGATTCTTGGGTGGATAAAGCCGGATACACCGGGCTGGGAGCGGAATTTGTCGAACGAGACGCAGTGCCAGTAGAAAAAATTATAAAGAGAATAGAAGATGAAGCTTAAAATGGCTACGCCGTCCCTGAATTCAGAGTGGGTTCCACCCGCAGAACTGCCCGATCTTACCGAGGCAAAGACAATTGCTATCGATGTTGAGACCCGAGACCCAAATATCAAGAAAAACGGTCCCGGTTGGGCTGTGGGCGACGGTGAAGTTGTCGGATATGCCGTCGCAACAGCCGACTGGGCGGGATATATCCCTACAAGACACCGCGGCGGCGGCAATTTGGACGAGAAAATCGTCAACAAATGGCTGAAAAAGGTTTTTGAGTGCCCCGCAGACAAAGTTATGCACAACGCCCAGTATGATGTGGGCTGGATTAAGCGCATGGGCTTTGAAATTAACGGTCGCATCATCGATACAATGGTTGTCGCGTCACTTTTGGACGAAAATAAGTTTTCCTATGCACTAAACTCACTAGCTTTCGAATATTTAGGCCTCGCAAAGAACGAAAGCCTGCTGAGAGAGGCCGCAAAAGAGTTTGGGTTCGATCCAAAGGCCGATATGTGGAAAATGCCCGCCATGTATGTCGGACCATATGCCCAAACTGACGCCGAAGTGACCCTACAGCTATGGGATTATCTAAGAGTAGAGGTCGGAAAGCAAAATCTTTGGAATATTGTCAATCTGGAGTTGGATTTGCTCCCCTGCTTGGTCAATATGACATGGAGAGGTGTCCGCGTGGACATGGACAAGACCGAAAGAACACGCGACGCGATCCTCAAGCGCGAAAAGACAGTTTTAAAAGAAATAAGGAGCCTTGTTGGTAATGATGTGGAAATATGGGCGGCAAACTCTGTGGCGAAAGCCTTTGATAAGTTATCAATACCATATCCAAAGACAGAAAAAGGCGCTCCATCGTTTAAAAAGCAGTTTTTGGCCGAACATCCGGAAAAATTACCCCAATTAATTGTTCAAGCCCGCAATCTTAACAAAACCAGCGGAACTTTTATAAATAACATCCTAAAATTCTGCCACGGCGATGGTCGAGTGCACTCGCACATCAATCAGATCAGAGGGGACGATGGCGGCACTGTCTCAGGCCGCTTTTCAATGAATAACCCCAACTTACAACAAATCCCGGCCCGCGATCCTGAGATCGGGCCCCTTATCCGGTCATTGTTCCTGCCAGAAGAGGGCGAACAGTGGGCGTCAATCGATTACTCGCAGCAAGAACCGCGCATCTTAGTTCATTACGCTCATGTCTACGGCAAAAGCCGGGGAATCGCGCTCCGCGGGGTCGAAGAGTTTGTTGAGAGCTACAAAAACGATCCAAACATGGATTTTCACACAATGGTCGCCGAAATGGCAGACATCCCTCGTAAACAAGCAAAAACAATCAATCTGGGCATGATGTACGGCATGGGGGTCGCTAAACTAGCGGACCAGCTAGATATTGAGGCCAGCGAGGCCAAAGGTCTGGTGAAACAGTACCATGACCGTGTGCCTTTCGTAAAAGCATTGATGAACGGGGTTACAGAACGCCTGAATAGCAAAGCTAGTGGAGGCGCAATAAGCTCTATCCTCGGACGCAAGTGTCGTTTTAACCTCTGGGAGCCCGATTCGTTCGAGATGACCAAGGCGCTGCCGTACCAAGAGGCTGTTCTAGAGTATGGAGACACCTGCCGCCTCAAACGGGCGTTTACCTACAAAGCTTTGAACAGGCTAATCCAAGCGTCTGCCGCGGACATGACCAAGAAAGCAATGGTCGATCTGTACAAAGAAGGGTATCTGCCAATGCTGCAAGTGCATGACGAGCTTTGTATGTCTGTAAAGACAAAAGAAGAGGCCGAAGGTATTGCAAAAATAATGATAAATGCAGTACCATTAGAAATCCCTAGCAAATGTGATGTTGAAGTGGGTCCAAACTGGGGAGAAGCTGTTTAGAGGCTTGGCGTACTGCTCGACTAGCGCCTACCACTTCCAACTGCCCTCTTGCCTTAAACCGCAAGAGGGTTTTTTATTTAGATAAACATGTTTACAGTTCAAGTTATCTGGTGTATTTATTAAGCCTCATAACCAGAGAGGAAATAAAATGGGAAAACCTTTAAGAGCCGTTATCGTTATTGATATTGAGGCACAGACATTTGAAGACGCAAGCGAACTTGACAAGGCGATACGAAAAAAAGCACAAACATTTTGTGATGAGCTAGTCGATCCATCAAACACTTCCCAAGATGACTTATGTATTATGAACCATCAAGCTGGTGTCCTTCTTTCAGAAAGACGCGGCCCAACGGGATCAATTCACGAAATAGTTTTTAGAGGTACAAGAGGCCCAAATAAATCATCGTCAGATTGATGAAAAGGTTTTTTCTTGCAGGTTCCCATAAACTCCTATATGGTCGGCCGTGAAGCGACGAGGATTGCCTTATGGATACGACAAAATGGAAAAGTGTTCTTGTACCAATCGAGGTTTACAAGGAAATAAAACTGGATTCCGCGGCCAACGGACGTACAATAAGTGGACAACTTAGAGTTATGTTCGATGTATATACTCAAAACCGCGATACGGTTGTTGACACATCCCATAAAGTCGCGTATAAATGACTTAGACATTCTCCAATGTTTGATTAGTGACTAAGCCCTCAGTTCATGTCCTGACTGGGGGCTTTTTCTTTGTTTAAATAAATTTACTTGACTTTATCCCATATCATTTATATCCTGTAAAAACTTAACAGGAGAGTGGTAATGCCTAACCATTGTTATCAGAGAGTGTACCTTCGGGGTCCGAGCCATTTAATCCAGCACCTGCACATGGCGCTGTCGAAGTCGGAGCCAGAGTTTTGCAATACAATTGCGCCTATGCCGTTTGAGTTGTGGGCCAAAGAGACGCAGCCGGGTCAGGTGCTGCCTGACTGGTACGAGTGGAGGTGCGAAAACTGGGGGACAAAGTGGGATGTCTGCGAAGCGGAGATCGACGACACATACAGATCAAAAAACAAGAATGGTCTTGAGTATTCGGATGACCAGAAGATTGCATGGTTCGCGTTCCGCTGTTGGACTGCTTGGGGTCCGCCTGTTCCTGTGTGGGATCGTCTTCATGCGATGGGCATTGAGGTTGAGGCTGAGTACGAGGATGAGGGCCTGAACTTTGCGGGTAAGTATTCTCACGGCGAGGACACGTCATGGGAGCCGACAGCCTTGGATGATGAGCGTTTGGAACCAGAAGAGGAAGAGGAATGACCCTAGTCGTAACACACTGCCCAAAATGCAAAGTAAAAATGCAAGCGATAGACAGTCGAGAGCACACGGCCTACGGCTTTCCAACCGTGCGCCGCCGCCGTGCGTGTAGGAAATGCTCTTTCAGAATAACAACAATCGAATTGCCTATTGATCTGGGTAATTCTATTTTTGAGGACGAGTAAATGGATAAGATCGAACTAGCCGGGTTAATAGGCTTTGTTGCAGGACTAACGGTGGGAGCCGTACTCTCAGGAATAATTATAGGAGTACTACTATGAGTAGAGAAGAAATGGATCAAGCTTTAGATCAAGCGTTTAAAACCGTGTTTGGAAAGATGCCACCAAGCGGAACAGAACTGCGCCGTCAAGAAATAGAAAAACAAATGCTGGCTAGAAAAGAAGTATCCTTCGAAGATATGAAATTTATATTTGAGGGATAAAATCGTGAGGCCAGCTTTGATCGGAAAGTGGCGCTTTCTGGTAGTGCTCAACCAACAAACAACAGTGGTTAAAAGTACAGCTGGCCTCTAAAATAACTTAACTCAATAGCAAAAGGTGCGCAACGATGTTAGACTTAGAAAAGACGGTGGAAGACATTTTAGAAGTCTGCCCGCCAAACCTGTCCGGCCCTGACATCGCCGTCATCATAGCCAACATCGTTGCCGCATATAACTCAGAAAGAATATGGCCCCTCGTGTCAGAAATGGCAGGGGCATTTCTATATGAGGAAATCGACAAACAAAAAATGCACTGAAGGAAGAGCAACATGGATGACGATAAATTAAACCCGTTTCAAGAAAACGAACTGAAATGGCTCCGACGCCAAGTCGATAGACTGCAAGATGAAAAATATAAAATAGATAACGAGCAATATACCCGCCGACTAAATATCGAACGCGAGCTCTGGTCCGCAAAAGAAGAACTAAGCAACTTCGTTAAAAATCTACGAAAAGCCGGAAAACAAATATGATACTCGACATATCCCTACACGCCCTCGCTAAAATGACCTTCGATGAAGCGCTGAAAACCACGCGACAGGGAGACACAATAATATACCATGTCGGAGCATACGCGGGCGGTAAACATAAATTCGCGGCCCTCGAAGCTGCTCGAGCGGGCTTCGTCTCACTGGTGCAAAAACGTAAAGGAAAAGGCCTGTTCGAGTATACAGCACAACGAACTAAAAAACGGGTAAGTTGACTTTCTCCCATATTTGTGGTAGGGTTTTTTTGAGGGTTAGG